TTGTTCAGGCAGGTATTGCAGCGGCTTTTGGTATTGCTAAAATTCAGCAAATCAGAAATCAAAAGTATCAAGGTGCAACAACTCCACCAACAGGTTCAGTTCCAAGTGCAGGGGGAAATCTGAATTCATTTACTGCACCAACTACAAGGCTTCCACAAGGTCAAGACATTTTGACACAAGAGAGAAGAGTATATGTGTTAGAAGGTGACATCACAAGAACACAACGAAGAGCAGCGACTAATCAGAATGTAAGCGTGTTAGGTGGGTAAAACAAAGCCAAAAAACAACAATCAATAATTATAATAGAATGGATTTACCAGTTTACAAATTAGTAATCAATCCTGAAGATGAAACAGGTGTAGAGTTCGTGTCACTTGTGACCAATCCTGCAATAGAAAAAGATTTTCAATACTTTAATAAACAAGAGTTCTTCAACGACTACCCAAAGGCAGCATCACAGAACGCACAGAGAGGAATCAATCTAAACGAGGCTATCGGCAATGAGTGTGCAACTTTGGTAGGCAAGAACAGAGCAAGGCAATTAGTTGCTAACGAGAATCTGTCGATTGAAACTATTAAACGCACTTACTCTTATTTGTCAAGGGCTAAAGAATATTACAACCCACAAGACACTAAAGCCTGTGGAACTATCTCTTATTTATTGTGGGGTGGAGAAGAGATGTTGAGATGGACTGAACGCAAACTTGAAGAGTTGGAATTAAGTAAGGCAAGAAAAGCAAGGTTTGAGATTCAGAACGAAGAAAAGCGCATTATCTCAGGTGCTGCAATGATTGCTGATTTACCTATTTACCGTTATGACGATATGAGAGGCGAATACTACGTTGTATTTGACAAAGAAACCATCTTTGAAATTGCTAAGAAATGGGCAAAGGGTGACAAATACGATGCAGTAAACATTCATCACGACAAAGCAGTAAACGGACTTTCTTTATTTGAGTCATTCATAGTTGACCGGGAGCGTGGCATTATGCCTCCAAAAGGTTACGAAGAAGTAGCAGACGGCTCTTGGTTTTTGTCTTACATCGTAAACGATGAGTCTATATGGCAGAGAGTAAAAGAAGGTGAGTTCAAAGGTTTCTCAGTAGAGGGATTCTTTGACTTTGAAGAGACGGTTGAAGATAAGATTGCCAATGCTATGATGAAAAAACTAAAGAGAGTGTTAGAGCAATGGGATGGTAAAAATTGAGCCAAAAAAAACAAACCACTAATTATATATAAAATGAATTCAAAAGAAGTAATCCAAGAAATCAGAACCTTGTTAGGTTTCTCAGAAGAGAAACAAGAGGTGAAGATGGAAACTGCCACATTAGTAGATGGCACGATCATTGAATGGGAGGGCGAACTTGCAGTAGGTACTGCAATCTTTGTTCAAACTGGCGAAGGTCTTATTCCTGCTCCTGACGCTACTCACGAAGTTGAAGGCGGTATGCTTGTAACTACTGAAGGCGGTATCGTTACCGAAATCGTAGAAATTGAAGAAGAAGTTCAAGTTGAAGTTGCAGCAACTGAGTTTGCAACCGTTGAGTCTTTCAACTCTTTGTTAGACAAGTTCAATGAAGTTGTAGCACGTCTTGAAGCAATGGAAAAGAAGAACGCTGAACAAGAGGCTAAATTCAACTCAATGAAAGACATCTTCTCAAAGACCGTTGACTTGGTTGAAAAAGTAGCAGATTTACCATCTGAAGAACCACAGAAAGCACCTGCAAAACTTTCTAAGAAAGAGGAGCAGTTTGCGAACATCATGAAAATTGCACAAACCCTAAAAAATAAATAAAAAAATGGCATTTAACGTATCAGCCTTAGCAAATTACACCAACGAGCAGTCTACAGAGTTAGTACTTAAGTCTTTGTTTGGTTCAAAAACTGCAGCTATTTTACAAGCAGCAGGTCAAGTTCAAGTAGGTGTAAAGTCTGCAGAGGCTTTAAACATTCTTACTTCTGACGTTTACTTTCAAACTGACGGTTGCGGTTACACTGCTTCAGGTAACACTACTTTCTCTCAGCGTAACATCACTGTAGGTAAAATCAAAGTTGAAGAGACATTGTGCCCTAAGACTTTGGAAGCAAAGTGGATGCAAACTCAAATCGCTGCAGGTTCTCCAACTTCAGTACCTTTTGAAGAGCAAATCGGACAAGACAAAGCGAACAACATCGCGAAATTGTTAGAAATCGCAATGTGGCAAGGTGACACAGCAACTACCAACACTAACCCTAACACTAACAAGTTTGACGGTTTCATTAAGTTGATTGACGCTGCTTCTGCTTCAACTGTTGCTGGTAACACTTCTTCTGCTACTTCTATCACTGTTGCTAACGTAGACGATTTGATTGACAATATCTACAACGTTATCCCTGCTGATATCTCTGACGCTTCTGATATCGTTTTGTGGGTAGGTATCGACACTTTCAAGAAGTACACTACTGCTCTTAGAAATAACAACTTATTCCACTACGCTGCTGACAGTGACGGAATGGAAATCATGATTCCTGCTACCAACGTGAAAATGGTTGCTGTAGGTGGATTGAACGGTACTAACCGTATGTTCTTAGGTCGTTTGGTTAACTTCTTTGTAGGAACTGACCTTGCTAACGAAGAAGAGGACTACAGATTCTGGTATAGCCAAGACAACGATGAAGTTCGTTTCCGTGCGACCATGAAGTATGGTGTTCAGTTCGCTTTCCCTGATCAAATCGTTCAGTTTAAATTAGCTTAATTTCATAGAATATGAGCTGCTCTCTAACTTCGGGATTTGTATTAGACTGTAAAGATTCAGTAGGAGGTGTTAAAGCCATCCACTTGATTAACTTTGCAGCAACAGGATTTACCGTAAGTGGTGGAGAGGTTACAGCAACCACCATTGCTTCAGGCAGCGTATACACATACGAAATGCCTAAGGGTGTGGGTTCTATGACTACCACTACTAACGTCTCTCAGGAAAACGGAACTGTATTTAACCAAACAGATGTTGTGGCTCGTTTGAGAAAACTTGCTACTACTAAGCGTAACGAATTAAAGTTACTTTCTCAGAACAGAGTATTCTGCATTGTAGAAGATAACAATTCGACTTACTGGTTGGTTGGAAAAGAATACGGTTGCGACATCACTGCTATGACTTCTGAAACAGGAACTGCAATGGGTGACAATTATGGATACAATTTCACTTTGAGTGCTATTGAGTCTGAAAGTCCTTACAAATTACAGGTTTCTGTTGTAACTGCTCTCGGTATTTAAGTTTCATAGTTTCTTTATTAAAGGGGTGGCTTCGGTCACCCTTTTTTATTTGCCAAAAATCGACTTTTATTATTTAAGTATAGATGCTACAAATAAATAAGGCGGAGAGCAAGAATTGGTATTTGACTTTAACGGAGAAAACCACTATCTCTAACCCTTACTATTTATTTAGCCTTAAACATCGTTTAACTGCCGTAGAATATAACTTTCTTTTAACTGATATTTCAAGCTACAAAGAAAGATACAACGAGTTTGCAATTACAGAAGGTGCAACCGTTACACTTGATGCAGGAGAGTATCTCTACAGAATCTACGCTCAGACTTCATCAGTTAACACAAATCCTGAACTTGCAAATGAAATTGTTGAAGAAGGTCTTGTTAAAGTTGACTTTGATGTTACAAGATCTGAATACACAGTTGAACTCAACGAAAAAATATATGAAATCGAAGCACCTGAGACCATTGCTTACCTATTGTTGGAAAGCGGTGATTTCTTGCTTCAAGAAGATGACTCAAAAATTTTACTATAATGCCAGATAAAAAAATTAGTGCCTTAGATGCCATAGTTACGATAGCAACGGATGACGTTCTGCCAATCGTGGACACCTCAGCATCTACTACCAAGAAAATAAGCATTTCGCAAATTAAAAGTGAAGCACCTGTGCAAAGTGTTGCTTCTAAAACAGGAGCAGTTACTCTTGTTAAGGGTGATGTTGGTTTGGGCAACGTAGATAATACTGCAGACACTGATAAGCCTATATCAAGTGCGACTCAATCAGCTTTAAACGCTAAACAAGCAACTTTAGTAAGCGGTACTAACATTAAGACCATTAACAACGAATCTCTCTTAGGTAGCGGCAATATCACAGTTGGAGGCGGTGGAATATCTGACGGAGACAAAGGAGATATTACTGTATCTGCAAGTGGAGCGACTTGGACTATTGACAATGGAGTTGTAAACAACGATAAAATAGCCACAGGAATAGACGCTGCAAAGTTGGCTGACGGAAGTGTAAGTAATACTGAGTTTCAATATTTGAACGGTGTAACCTCTGCAATTCAAACGCAGTTGGATGGAAAAGTTGACGAAAACGCAGCGATTACAGGGGCGACAAAAACAAAAATAACCTACGATGCAAAAGGTTTAGTAACTGCTGGGGCTGATGCAACCACCGCAGACATTGCAGATAGCACCGATAAACGCTATGTAACTGATGCACAATTAACCGTAATCGGTAACACAAGCGGAACGAATAGCGGTGACAATGCGACTAATTCTCAATATTCAGGTTTAGCGGCATCAAAACAAGACACCCTTGTAAGTGGCACAAATATCAAGACACTTGAAGGTCAAAGTTTACTTGGTTCGGGTAATATTGATTTAAGCAAATCTGATGTTGGTTTGGGTAATGTAGATAACACATCGGATGCAAACAAACCCGTATCAACGGCTACACAAACGGCACTTGATACAAAGACAAATAAGTTAATCACAACCAACCGCCAAACCGCATCTTACACGCTTGTTTTAAGTGATGCTGACAAGTTAGTTGAGATGAATGTAGGGAGTGCGAATAACTTAACTATCCCTTTAAATTCTTCGGTTGCATTTTCAACGGGGACTCAAATACTTTTAGCCCAATACGGAGCAGGTCAAACCACAATAGTTGCAACAAGCGGAGTGACCGTTAGAAGTAATGGAGGTAAATTAAAATTGAACGTGCAGTATAGTGGTGCTACTCTGATTAAGATAGGCACTGATGAGTGGTATTTATTCGGAGATATCGTAGCATGATATTAGCAACACACGGAATAGTTGGAAGTCAGATTGCTCAATTTGTTGGGCTGCTTGATTTGTACCCAAATGCAGCGGTTGCTTATTCTTTGCGTAAATTAAGAACAGCATACACAGGTAGTGCTATTCGTGTGCGTAGGGCATCAGATAATACTGAACAAGACATGGGTTTTGCAAATAACGTACTTGATACATCCTCACTTACATCTTTTTGCAGCGGCACAAATGGATTTGTAACTACTTGGTATGACCAAAGTGGAAACGGAAGAAATGCAACGCAAACAACGGCTGCAAATCAGCCGCAGATAGTTAGTAGTGGGAGTGTTATAACCGAAAATGGAAAACCATCGCTGCAATTTGATGGCAACGATGATTATTTTATTTTAAACAATATAGTGCCTAATTCAGAATGGTCCATTTTTGGAATAGGGGCAAGAAAAAGTACCAACAAAATTATGTCTTTTTTTGGCAACGTTTCTTCTATAGCAAGTGCGCTTGTGCAATATTTTGATAGTATAACATATTTATTAGGTAGTGGGCAATATAGAAATACAACCGCAACTAATACAAATTTAACTATGACGTTATGGAGTGGTTTTGTATCTTCAAATCTTCCACAAAGTATATATAAAAACAATATTGTTCAGTCATCATCTACTACAAATACTACTGTATCACAAGGATTTAGCCGAATCGGTAATTATAGTTCTTTTTATTCACAAGCGCAAATTTCAGAAACAATACTGTATCAATCCGACCAATCCTCCAACCGCACGGGCATTGAAACAAACATAAACGACTTTTACTCTATCTACTAATGCAAGGCTACAAATACACAACGGAAACCGAAGCAATGGCAGCACGTCAACAATGTGATGCATTTTACGGCATTCCTAAAAGCCCCGAAGATATTACCCAACATTGGGTAGACTACAACTTTGCAGAATTAAACGAGCCGCAATTTTGGTATATAACCTTTGACGAATCTTTAGTACCTATTTTAAGTGAACCAACTGAATTTGAAGTAATACAACCTAACCCATTCGATGAAACTAACTGATACAACCGCTAATGCTTTAACGACAACCTCCTTTGTCGGTGCTTTTAGCTCTATTGCTACTACTTGGAATCCTATTATATCGGCAATCGGTGGGATTATCGCAATAGTTACGGGCTTACTTGGTGCTATTTACTACATTAAAAAACTACGCAGATGATTGACCGCATATTTAAAAATTGGAAATCTACTGCTTTAGGGTTAGGAGTTATGGGCGTAGGCTTTTTGCTTGTGTGGTTTGAAAAAGCAACATTAACTGAGTTTACGGCATTTATTGGCGGAGGTTTACTACTTTTATTTTCAAAAGATGGCAAAGCAGCAGATTAACTTATTTAAAGCAAAGCCTAAGAATAAACTTAGAAGGCACACCAAACACAAGAATAAACACAAATCAACTAAACCATATAACGGACAAGGACGATGACAGAATTTGCAAGAATAAACTTTGCCGAAAGCAAGATACCTGTTTTCAAAGAAAATAAGGCGAAGAACTATATCACTTACGGTACTGATAACAAGTACCCTCAAATGCTTATTGATCTTTACAACTCTTCGCCTAAGCACGGAGCGTTGGTGTCACAAAAGGCTCAATACATCGCAGGTGACAAAACAGAGGTAATAGCAAACAACACAGAGCAACTAACCATCGCTAATGATAAACTT